TATCCCAGATCCTAAATGGCTTTTATTTGAAAAGTGCATGCGGGGCGATACTAGCGACAACGTGTTTAGTGCTTTTCCAGGTGTAAGAACCAAAGGTACCAAAAACAAAGTGGGTTTACAAGAAGCATTTGAAGACAAAGACAAGCAAGGATATAACTGGAACAACATGATGTTACAACGTTGGACTGATCACAATGGTCAAGAACATCGTGTGTTAGATGACTACAATCGCAACGTAGCCTTGATTGATTTAACAGCACAGCCACAAGATGTCAAAGATCGTGTTGACACTTGTATTCTTGAACAACGATCTGACAAAGACGTAGGACAAGTAGGTGTAAGATTTATGCAGTTTTGCGGCAAGTATGATTTGATCAAGTGTAGCGAAAGTGCAGATTCGTTTGGACGTTGGATGAACGAAACATACAAAGGAGTATTAAATGACAATCATAGCTAAACCTGTAATTGACAAAAAGTTTTGGATATTGAAAAAAGACAACGAGAAGGTTGGCAACATCGAAGCCACCGCTGGTGGTTATCAAGTTGTAATCAACAATCACGTTGAACAATACAAAACTATTCGCATGGCGGCACAACGTGCCAATATACATTTTGAAACCAGTGCTAAAATCAGTAAACCAGATACAAATTCAGTACACGGATATCCAACAACCGGTCGTGTACACAATCCTGTGTGGGACGTGCCGCATCAACTGCCGTTGTATACCAAAACCAAAAAATCCAAGTCATGGTTTGCAGCAGGATGGTATGCAATCAAGCGTGGACGCAAATGGCGCACTATCCAGGACCCTAAACTAATTGCCTTGGAACGTTATAAGTTTCATGGCCCTTTTCAATCAAAAGAACAAGCAAGTGAGTATGCCAATGGCTAAACTATCTCCAACTGGAAATCCATTTCTAGATCAGTACAACTTTATGAAAGCATGCGATCAATCAGTATCGAGCTTAAACAAAGAACAATATCAATTGTATTGTAACTTGATCCGAGAAGAGTTTGATGAGTTATGTGAATCAGATAACATTGTAGACGATCTCGATGCCTTGATTGATATTTTGGTTGTTACTATCGGTGCTATTCATAGCTTAGGGGCCAACGCAGAAGGTGCCTGGAACGAAGTTATGCGTACAAATTTTGCTAAAATTGATCCAGAGACTGGCAAAGTTCGCAAGCGTGAAGACGGCAAGGTTCTCAAACCAGAAGGTTGGACTCCACCTAACTTAGAACCATTTACTAGAATGCCATGAGTTTACATTTACAACGATTTGTAGATCGTGTGCAAGGCAACGAAAGTCGTGGTTTAAAAGACTTTACTATGAGCATGGCTGATGCCCGAGCCTTGCATGCTGACCTAACTAGATTACTAATCGAGCTTCAGTCTTTGCGTGAACAAGCGGCTACACAACCCCGAGAAGAAGTTATTACGGTAGAAGTAGGTGGCGGATCATTCTAAAAGTACCTATATTTTGGCATAAATAAAATATAGGAGTATTACGATGAGTAGACCAAAACCCAACGTTCTTGTTGAACAAACCAACAAAAGCACTTACAAAACTGAACAGGTTCTAGCCAGTGAGGGGATCTGGGCTGTGTTCTTTGACTCAAAACCCATCAACTTAAAAACTTCTAACTTGTTGGTTCAGTACCCTGGACCCAAATACAAAAAAGTAAGTTTTTCAAATCCTGGACATGCTATTAATCTAGCAAAGAAGCTTAACACACAATTCAAAACTGATAAATTCTCAGTGGTGTTGTTAAAAGCCGGCGACCGAATATATCCTTGATGTGCGTGACAAACTCAAACTTGTTGAAACCTTAATTGCAGCCTTGCCTGATGGGCACGAAGAAACTACAGAACGTGCCATGAAGTTATGGTGGTACAACATTCGCAGCAATGGTGGACTCCGACTGACAGACATAGGTTATTTTGTTCTCAAAAACATGTTAGATATTGAAAGTTATGACATGAACATTGATCTTGAAACATTCAACCGTCAGATGTTGCTAAATCTGGATCGTAAATTACAAATGCCTTATTACATAGTAGTCAAGAAAAAACTTCCTGTAAAGATTGTGATGTTTGGATCAAGAGAAGCTATGTTGGCTCGACTATATGGAAATTTAGAAAAGTTTCTTGAAAATTATAGTTGACAACAAAAGGCATTTATCATAAAATAATAACTTAGTTGGGCCTATAGCTCAGTTGGTTAGAGCAGCGGACTCATAATCCGTTGGTCCCAGGTTCAAGTCCTGGTGGGCCCACCATTGATAAAAGTTGCAATGACAAACAAAAAATATTTTTTTCCTGCACATGATTCTAATATTATATTAGTTGATGCCTTTTATAAAAATATCTGGTTAACAACTACCAATGAAAAAGTTGCTCATTGCATAAGAAAAGCATTTTATTCTAAACTCAACCTTGTGGTTTATAACTTACACTCCTTCAAAAATTATCAACCAAATTTAGTCGACAATGATGTTTGTCTTAATTGGCAAATCACTCCTTCAAAAAATATTGAGTTAATACAACAATGCCAACATTATGAAATTCTAAATCAAACTCAACAAGCTGAAGAGAATCAACTACTGGTTAACATTAGACCAAATCGATTGTTGTCTGATGAAAAAATTATAAATTTACAACAGCAACTAATGATGTATCATTGCATAGTCGACAACATTACCGACATTGATCCAGACTTAGAAACACGTATTAACAACACATTTGCGTGCAATCTTGATCTCGAAGATATTGAAACATCGTTGGCTCAATTACCGATAGAATTGTTGTATTCATCTGAACTGGGACGAAAGCTGTTGACCATGACCAATCGATTGTATGCATAAGTTCATGTACTTTTCTCTAGGATGGCTTGCTGAATACGACAAGCATTTGTTGTCCACTGACTACCAACATCATAAATGGTTTTATCTGCCGAGACTAAATCGATGGCCCAATCACATTAACTCACGTTGTTATAAGTTAGACACTCCGTGGCCGTTGTCTGAAACTATTGCTCCATTGCCTAGTATTAACACTCATTATTACATTGACTTTGATCATGCATTTGATGAAATATCTTCAAGACTAGCTCAACTTTCTAATAAAAAACATTTATATGTGTGTTGGAGTGGAGGGATTGACAGCACCTGCATATTGGTAGGTCTTTTAAAGTTTGTCAATCTTAAAAACATTACGCTATTGCTAACACCAGATTCAATTAGAGAGAATCCATATTTTTATAAACAATACATTGAAAATAAGATATTAACTCAGTCTCTTGATTCATTTGAAATTACCACAGACAACTATGACAAGTTAATTGTTGTCGATGGAGAGTGCGGTAATCAGTGTCATGGATCTTCTGGTATACATTCTCTTGTGTACCAAGGTCGTGCAGATCTACTCGATGTAAAATGGAAAGATATTTCAAATTTACAGAAATATTTTTTGAATAGTACAGACTTTGCAATAGACTTAATAATACAATCTGCTGAGTGTGCACCAGTATCTATCGATACATTGTATGATTTATTATGGTGGAGCAACTTTAATTTTAAAACCGATGACAATTTGCTAAAGAAGATGAGCTTGTATACAAAAAATCTATCAGCAACACAATGTCAAGAATTTTGGAATCAAGGAATATTTCGTCCATGGGTTCAATCTGAAATACAAGCATGGAGTATGTTGACCAAGGATCTTCGACGAGAAAAAAGTGCTACTGATACCAAGTACTTTGCTAAAAAATACATACATGATTTTGATCACAATGACTACTGGTTCAGCAATAAAAAAGAGGAAGTTTCTTTGGCCAAGGCATACGATACTGGATCTTTTTTAACCGCTAGACAATGTTTGTTGCGACCATCCACGTGGGGAGTTCGAACCAATGATCATGTATTTGCCATTGATACTGATTGGAAAAAATATTCTATTCTCAACAGCGAGGATCGGAAAATATTAGGTAGCGTTTTACAAAGAAATGTGCTATAATAGTGTTCAATAACAGGAGAGCTGGCCGAGCGGTTGAAGGCACCGGTCTACTAAACCGGCATAGTGGCAACACTATCTAGGGTTCGAATCCCTAGCTCTCCGCCAA